TCCAAGAGGCAACGGTAAATCAGCCCTGAGTTCAGCTCTCGGTCTTTACATGGCCTTCATGGACGGCGAAGGTGGCGCAGAAGTTTACTCAGCAGCCACGACACGCGACCAAGCCAAGATTGTTTTTGATGCCGCTCAAGCGATGGCCCGCTCGATGCCGCAGTTCTTAAATAAATTTGGCGTTGAAGTAAATGCCCATGCCATTGTTCAGATCAACACAGCGTCAACGTTCAAGCCGCTTTCGAGTGAAGCAAATACGCTGGACGGCCTCAACATTCACTTCGCCATCGTGGATGAGTTACACGCCCACCCAACCCGTGAGGTTTACGACGTTCTCGAAACGGGCACGGGCAAGCGCGAACAATCATTGCTCTGGGTTATTACCACAGCAGGTTCCAACCGCGAGGGAATCTGTTACGAAGTTCGAAGTTATTTAATCAAGCTGTTGGACGGTGTGTTCGAAGACGATTCGGTCTTTGGCATCGTCTACGGCTTAGATGATGACGACGATTGGGCAGAAGAGGAATCTTGGATAAAAGCCAACCCGAATTGGGGTGTGAGCGTTGTTGCCGACGCTATCAGGCAAGTCGCAAAGAAAGCCATCGAAACAGCTTCAGCGCAGCCAGCATTCCAACAAAAGCACCTGAACATCTGGACAAGTGCCGACCACACATGGATGAACATGCAAAAGTGGGACGCCTGTTCTGATCCGAATCTGAACGAAGCGAATTTTGAAGAAGTTCCCGCGATTATCGGGTTAGACGTCGCTTCAAAGTTGGATTTGCTCGCATTGGTTCGCTTACACGTTAAGCACGTCGACGGTAAACAACATTTTTATGCATTTGGGCGCTATTGGCTTCCCGAAGCAGCAATTCATAAAACCCAGAACTCGCAGTATCAGGGGTGGGTAATTAATGAACACCTGCAAACCTGCCCCGGCGAGACCAACGACTTTGATGTTGTTGAGGATGAAATCCGTAATCAGTATCGCAGGTTCGAAGTTCAAGAAGTAGCACACGACCAGTACAACGCAACTTCATTTGTGAACCACCTTCAGCCCGAAGGCGTGGTGATGGTTGAAGTCCCGCAACGCACCCAGTTCTTCAGCCCTGCAATGAAGGAATTGGAAGCCGCAGTCTATGACGGACGCTTCCACCACAATGGCGACCCAATTCTGACGTGGGCGGTGAGCAATGTTGTTTGCCACAGGGACAAGAACGACAACCTGTTCCCCAACAAGGAACGATTCGAAAACAAGATTGACCCCGTTGTGGCGTTGCTGCTTGCCATGAGCCGTGCAATCACGATTGACCTCAAGCCAGCCTGGACACCGCCGCTGGTTCAACTTTGGTAAATAACAAATGGGACTTTTAACAAGGATATTTCCGTGGGCAGAAAAGCGTACCAGCTTAGAAAATCCACAAACGCCGCTTTCATATCCAGCCGAATGGTTGCTGGATGCTTGGAACGGTGGTCGTACAGACTCAGGGACCCGCGTAAGTGAGTTAACCGCATTTCAGACCACAATCTTTCTTGCCTGTGTGGATTTGATTGCCAGCAAGATTGGCGCGCTTCCAATGAACGTTTACCAGCGTGTCATTAGGAACGGAAGAACGGTTAACAACATTGCCGCAGACGAGCACACTCACGATTTACTCAGCCTAGAGCCGAATCCCGACATGCCAGCTTTCACGTTCAAGAAAGTCTTGGTGACCCACGTTCTGGCATGGGGCAATGGATACGCTGAAATTCAGCGTGATGCCAGCAACAAGGTTATCGCGATCTGGCCACGCAATCCGAACAATACAAGGCCGCATGTTCTCAAGCAGGACATGACACTTTCGCCGGTACCGTGGCGACCATTTTCCGTGAGCCTGAAATCAGGCGACATTGTTTACAAGACGACCGATGGTTGCGTCGACGGTGGCGAACGATACATTGCAAGCGATGACATGATGCACATTCAGGGGCTTTCGTTCGATGGCCGCATTGGGCAATCCGTCGTGCAGCTCGCCCGTCAGACCATCGGCATGGCCTTGGCAATGGACAAGTTTGGTGCCAAGTACTTTGCCAACTTCGCCAAGCCGGGTGGAATCCTGACCTTGCCGAACAAAATTGGCCCCGAAGAAATGGAACAAGCCAAGCGTTCGTGGATGGAGGCCCAAGGCGGTGAGAATTCACATCGGGTCGCAGTGCTTCCACCGGACATGAAGTTCACGGCTCTGTCTAACAACCCACAGGAAGCGCAGACGGTTGAAGCCAAGAAATTAGTCAGGGCAGAAATCTGCTCTGTCTTCCACGTTCCGGTGACGATGATTGGAGACATTGATAAAGGAAAAGCAAACGCTGAACAGCTCGCTCAGGATTTCTTGAATTATTGTCTTGATCCCTGGCTTCAGTTAATCAAGCAGGAATTTAAACGCAAGTTGTTCCCAAATCCTGATTTCGCCGGCATCGGTCGTAAGCCGCAGAAAAACAACTTTTATGTGGACTTTGACCTGCACAATTTGTTGCGTCCAAGCGCTGCTGACCGCCAATCGTTTTATGCTACGGGCTTCAACTCGGGATATCTGAGTCCAAACGACATTCGAGAGATGGAGCAGAAGAACCCCATCGAAAAAGCTTGGGGCGACACATATTACGTGCCCGTGAATGTTCAACCGGCAGAACGGGCTAACGCAGTACCAGCCCCGACGGAACCTGCACAACAACCAGAACCGGAATCACAACCAGAACCATCGCACCCCGAAGCCAAGAGTTTCGTTCCTTCGTATTCGAGGATCTTTAGAGATGCATTAGGCAGGGTTTTGAGCCGCGATAAGGCTGATCCAAAGGCATTCCAGCGTACTTTCCAGCCCGTTCTGCTGTCGATTTCCGACACTCTAACTGGGCATCAGAACGCAATTTCAAGTGACACGACGGCATTCATCAGCGATTACATAGGCGGAATGTTCAAGCGTTCTGCTACTTGGTCACTTGAAACAGCCGACGAAATGTCCTCGGCAGAACTCGAAAGAGCAATTCAGGCCATTGCCACAGTCGTTCAGAGGTAACAAAAAAGATGAAAGGAGAAGTTCGTTTTAACAGTTTGAAAGAACTGCGTATTGACCAGACTGGTGATAACCGCAGCATCGAAGGATACGCAGCCTTGTATAACAGCCCGACTGATCTCGGTGGGTACAGGGAAGTAATCAAGCCTGGCGCATTCACCCGTGCCATTCAAGAAAAGCAGGACGTTCGCGCGCTCATTAACCACGACCCCAACATGGTCCTTGGCAGGAGCACCGCAGGAACGCTGCAACTCTCAGAAGACGAAAAGGGTTTGAAATTCCGTGTGGAAATGCCCGACACCACTTATGCCCGTGACCTCATGGAGTCCATGAGCCGAGGCGACATCAATCAATGCTCGTTCGGCTTTGAAGTGGTTGACCAATCGTGGACTAACACCAACACCGATCCCTCATACGCATCTGTTGATGACAATGGCAATGTGATGGTTCGTGAACTCCGTGACATGAATCTGTCGGATGTTAGCTGTGTCACATATCCAGCTTATCCAGAAACCAGCGTTGGCCTTCGCAGCCTTTTCAACGCAATCGGTGAGCCGCCAGTTGAAGCTGCACACGCACCAACAATTGTTGAAACATTCGACGCAGAAAAAGAGCAAATGAGAATGCGTTTAGAGCTTGCAAACCGCGGAATTCCGCGCCACAGTCAGACATAGGGAGTAATTTTACTTCCACACATCTTTGTAACACCTATCAACGAATGCCCGGTTGCGGGAGCCTTCAGCGAAGGCAACATTCAATTGATAGAGCGTAGCGGTTCCTACCTGTCGTAGAACTCCGGCGAAGCAAACCAAAATAAAAACACTGGGCTAAGGGCCCGGAGAAAGGACATGAGTCTATCGAAAGCAAGAGAACTTCGTGAACAGCGTGGAAAGCTAATCCTCGATGCACAGAAATTGTACGAAGGAGAAGTGACCGCTGAAACACGCTCAAAATTTGACACGATGATGGCCGATGCCGACGTTATGTTGGCCGACATCAATCGCATTGAAAAAGCCGAAGCGGATGCCGCAAGCATTCGTTCAGCCGTTCGCCCACCTGAAAACCAAATTGAGGCCGCAACCAGCACCGTTGAGTTCGGTTCTGAATATCGCACAGCCTTCACTAACGGTGGCGTAAAGCCCCTTCACTTGGAGCAACTTTCCAAGGAAGTTCGTTCTACAGTTCAGACCCGAAACGCAAAATTCAGTGCAGCCGTAAAGGACTACTTGGCTAAGGGTGACGCAAATATGTCGCCTGAGAGCCGTGCCATCCTCAACGGTCAGAACGCAGAATTCCGTGACATGGGTGTGGGCACCACCACTCTTGGTGGTTTCTTGATCCCTCAGGGTTATGTGTATGACATCGACCAAGCCCTGAAATATTACGGCCCGATGTTGAACACATCCACCGTAATGCAGACCGCTTCTGGTCAGCCATTGCCCTACCCAACCAGCAACGACACCAGCAACGTTGGTGCGATCCTCGCTGAAGGCACTCAGGTTTCAACGCAGGACGTAACCATTGGCAGCCTGACGTTCGGTGCATTCAAGTTCACCACAAACATGGTGAAGGTGAGCATTGAATTGCTACAGGATTCCGCATTCGACATCGACAGCTTCATTAAGGCTCAGTTTGCACAGCGTCTTGGACGCATCTTGAACACCAAGTTCACGGTTGGCGTTGGTACGACTGAACCCAAGGGCATCATTGTTGCCGCAACCGCTGGCCCAACCGCTCTTGGTTCTGCTGGCAACGACGGCACTGGTGCAACTGGTGCTAACTCCATCGGTTCCGACGATTTGATCGCTTTGGAACACTCTGTAGATCCTCTCTACCGCCCGGGTGCCGCATTCATGATGCACGATTCCACCTTGAAGGCTGTAAAGCAGTTGAAAGACAAACAGGGGCGTCCACTGTACATGCCGGGTTTCGCAGTTGGAGCACCGGACACCATCATGGGATACCGCTACTTCATCAACAACGATATGGCCACAATCGCCACGACAAACAAGACCGTGTTGTTTGGACAACTAAGCAAATACTTGGTTCGTCAGGTGAAGGAATTGGCAATCGTTCGTTTGAACGAGCGTTTCGCTGACTTCGGTCAGGTCGCCTTCGTGGGCTTTGCCCGTTACGACGGCAACTTGATTGATGCCGGAACTCACCCAGTGAAGTACTTGGTACAAGCCTAATTCTTAGGGTTCCTAACAGATCAAAGGCAGTGGTCAACCAGCCACTGCCTTTTTCATGCATTCGTAGATGTCCTACACCAAGCAAATCGCATTGCCAACGGCTGAACCTGTATCACTCGCAGAGGCCAAAAACTTCTGCAAGGTCGATACAGCCAACACGTCCGACGACGCACTTATCACGGGCCTCATTCAGGCAGCACGTGAGTACGCAGAGAAGTGGACCGGCCGCGCACTAGCTCAAAGGCAATTCGTGATGGTATTGGACTCGCATCCGTATTACACGGACAGCATTCAGTCTCAATTGGCATATCCACCAAGTTATTACAGCTTGCCTCGCTATTCAACAACGCTTTGGAATTACTCACAGATGATCAAAATTCCAAAGCCGCCATTGAAGAGCGTGGATTCCATGCGTTACATCGACGCATCAGGCAATGCTCAAACATTGCATCAGGACACGGACTTCGTGGTTGACCGTATCACCGAGTACGGCAGGGTATTTCCGCTGCCAGGGCAGTTT